CTGTGTGTTGGCTGCGGGACCATCGCCCACATGAACCCACGCCACCACAACACCAGGTTCCGGAGCAGCTCCAGCAACCATGTCGTCGACTGCCCACCAGCTTTCGCCGTTCCAGTAGACCGTGTCGCCACGTTCGTATGCGGAAGTAGGGTCGAACAAGCCTCGCCAGTTTGCGATCGGGCCTGGAGGTCCACCTGGACCAATCGGGCCGGTGTCGCCCTTCTGAGAAATCTTCTTCCATGGATCAGTATCGGTGCCAAAGGTCGCTCCACCACTGAGCGTGATAGAGGCGGTGTAGTTCGGAACTAGCCCGGGGCTACGCGACCGAAAGACGAAGTAGTACATTCCAGGCACGACAGTCCGGTTGACTGCTGATGTGTGGTAATTGCCAAAGTCGTCACTTGCTCCGGCCGTGGTACCATCGGGGTTGAAGGCCTCGAGATACCCATCGATCGTAAAGTAGTCGATGACCAAGAACAGATTACCCGGCGTAGCAATCGGAACGCGAACAATATCGACACGATAGTTGCCAACGAGTTGATCGCCCGCTGAAATCGAACCCACGCGATTATTGGAACTGATATCCCACAAAGCTGAAGGCAATCCGGCGTACGGCCCAGACCCCGGAATCACACCCTGAGGTGTGTCGGGCGGTGCACCATTCGCACCAATTTCTTTCAAAGCTCGCCAGCTCGACCCAGCGTGGAAGACGGCGTCCCTGGGGCTGTAGGTATTGAGAGCTTCCCAGTTATCGCGCCAGTTGATCCCCTCGATTCCAGGCGCGCCCTTCGAAGCTAGAAGCTCCCAAGTATCCGCGTCAACATTCGGCGGATCGTTGCCCGTAAGGTTGGGGTCCTTCGCGACCTTTGCCCGATATGTCGACCCTTCAAAGGTCACCAGGTCGTTTTCGGCGTACCCTGCAGTGGTCGACCACGCGCCCTTCGACACTAGACTAATCGAGATCATCTGGTGCTCTTCATCGAACAGAGCCAGGCGCTCCGGAACCTGGGTATCGTCGAACACAGGATCTTTGACAAGGATGACTTGTCGAGTCTTCTCGGAGCTAATTCTTGGCATTACTCGAAAGCCTCCTTTCTAGTACTTTCTCGTTCGTGATCACGCGACGCCTTGGAGCATGAGAACCCACGAAACCGCAACGCCAGGTTCGTCCGTATCAAGCACAGCCGCATTGGCGATCCAGAGTGCGTCCGTGTGTCGCACAATAGTGCCCGCGGAATATGCCTGCGCGGCCCAGGCGCCTTGAAAGTTGAAAGTGCCCGCCGGTCCTGCAGCGCCTGCCGGTCCTGCAGCGCCTGCTGCGCCCGCGACACCGGTGGCACCCTTCGAAGCGACCATGAACCATGAAGGAGGAGCGTCCTCAGCTTCGCCAAGGACAGTCAGTGTCCACGTTGTAGCAGGAAAGTCGCCGACTTCCAGATAGAAAATCCCATCGGCGGGCATCGTGAAGGTACGATTCCCGGTGACATGGACCCCACCCGCCTGTCCGGGAAACGTGTTGTAACCGCCAAGCGAGTCCCGAGCGAACGACCGGCCAGTGTGTTGGATCGTGACAGTCGAACCCGGAACCCCTGTGACACGGAACCAATTGACACCCGGGATGCCACCAATCCCTTGCCCAGTAGACGAATTGGCGATAGGTCCCACAACCGTCTCGCCGAAGGGGAGGTTGTAGGTGTACTGAGAACCAGACGCACCAGGTGTATCACCAGCCGGAGATAGACCCGACGTACCAGGTATCGGAGCCGCTCCGGCCAGCATGTCGTCGCTTGCGCGCCAGGTTGATCCTTCGTAGAGGACCAGATCACCCTTCGCGTAGGCCGTGCTCGAAGCGAAGGGCCCCCGCATGTTCATGGGGTTACCCTGGGTGAGCATCTCCCAAACCGGAGTCGTCTCTTGAAGGACGGCAGTGCCGACCGTGAAGGTACCGCTGGGGTTATATAATGCGATAAAGTAAAGACCCGGTGCGAGTGTGTACGTTCCAAACTCGACGATGAACGGCCCGGCACCGAGCGAATTCCACACCCGAACGGTCGGTCCGGTGAAGACAACCGTGCCTTCGGTCTCGACTTCGATGAAGAACCGCTTGTAGCTTCCGATCACCATCAACGGCCAACGCAGATGCGGCTCGTCACTGTCGAGTGAGTGGGTATAAAGATTGGACCCGACCGGCGCCATACGAGTATCAGGAAGAGGCTCAAGCGTGGGTTCCAAGCCTTGAAGCATTCCCTGTGCGCGATACGTCGACCCCTTGTGGAAGACCATGTCCCGCTCTTCGTAAGCCGTCGCGGCGTTCCAATCCCCACGCCAGTTGAGACCCTCGACTCCAGGCGCGCCCTTCGAGGCCAACAGTTCCCAGGTGGCGCTGTCGACGTACGGCGGATCGTTGCCCGTGAGATTGGGTGCCTTCGGAACCTTCGCTCGATACGTCGACCCTTCGAAGGTCACTAGGTCGTTCTCGGCATACCCAGCCGTGGCCGACCATTCACCCTTCGACACCAGGCTGATCGAAATCATCTGATGCTCTTCGTCGAACAGCGCCAGGCGCTCAGGAATCTGTGTGTCGTCGAAGACAGGATCCTTGACAAGGATGACCTGCCGAGTCTTCTCGGAGCTAATTCTCGGCATTACTCGAAAGCCTCCTTGTTAGTCGTCGAATTTGTATTCCATCTCGGTGAGTCCGCCCCATGTGTCATTCTTGGCGCCCATCGTCTTGCCGGTAGGATTGAAACCCATCTTCTCGTAAATATGACGAGCATCCGGAGCGTTACCGGGAACCTCGAGAACCATCCGCTTCATCCCCTTCGTCTTGGCATGCTCGCCAGCGGCTTTGAGGACCTCAGACGCGTACCCACGCCCGCGCGCAGACTTTTCGATGTGGACCCAGTTCAAATACAGATCATCCTTGTTCTTGATCCAGAGCCCAGCCTCGCCAATTTTCTTCCCGTCCTCACCCTTGATGACCAAGGACGCAGACTGGTTGTACGAGTTGCGGTAGTTGTCGCTGATCGCCGCCAGCGACTTGATGAGCTTATTGGGTGGGCGCTGGGAGACCGTGAACGTGTCACCATTCGCCGTCGTACGAGTAATCACCTTGCCGCCTGTCAAACCGACGAGGGGCGACTTGTCATTCCGCACCCCCCACTTCATGCCCTTGATGCCGAAGTGTTCCAGTGCCTCCTCCGGGGAGGCAAACGGCTGGGCTTCACCCAATCTCACTCGAAGGCCTCCTGGTTGGCTTTGAAAGCGATATAGGCGTCCATCATGGCCGCCACGTTGTCGATCTTCTCCTCCTGGCGCTTCTTCAGCAGCTTGCGGTTGCCGTTGGTGTCCTCCAGCGTGATGGCATTGCCCATAGCGAACGACATCAGAGACTGGTCGAAGACGAGATGTCGATCCGCGGACAGCTTCTTCAGCTCTCCGAGCGGCACGGATTCAGTCTTAGCCCCCTGAATCACCTTTTCGATCCCGAACGGGCCGTTCTCAGCCTCCCAACGCTTGACAAACTCCTTGGCGTTGTACGGGTCGTAGCCGAAGCATCGCACGTCGTACTCGGACTTGATGATGAACGCGTCGAGATCATCATAGATCTCTTCCCAGTTCAGGATCGTCCCGGGCATCACATGAAGGCTGCCCTCCTGGATGAACTCCTCGTACTTCTGACGCATGGCTGCCTGCAGCAGCATGAGCGTGCGTTCGGTGATGTAGCTCCGAGTCTTGACCCCGTAGCGATCCCCGCCCAGAGGAAACAGGAAGGTGAAGGCCCAGAAGTCATCGCCCTGCGAAGCATCCATCCCTAGCGCAGAAGGCAGCTGCCAGAACGTGCGGACACGATGCGGCAACGTCTCCTCGTAGGTGAAGAAGTACGTGTACCCCTCCATCGGGATACCAAAACGCTTGGCAAGGATGTCGTTACGTGCGGCCGGAGCCTTCTCGGCCCGTTCGACGTCCAGCTGGTATGTCTCGTACGTGACAGTCTGCCCGAGATTCGGATTCGCCTTCAGCCACATCGACGGATCGGCTACTTCCTCCAGATCGTCCAGCTTGTAGTGCCAGATTGCGACGTGGGGGGCGGAGTACTCCCCCTTGAGGATGTCCGCAAGTTCCATTTTGATTGTGTCACCAGAACCGTTGCGGACGGTGCCCTCGGAAGAGATGGCGATGATCAAATAGTCGTCGAGTTTGGAAGCACCCTGCTCGACGGCACCGATGATGTCTTCTCGAAGGTCGCCAGACAGCCACTCATCGATG